TCGCTTCGCGCCGCCCGCCCATCCGCCAGTAGCGTCCTTCCTGAGATGATGGCGCCGTCCGGCGCCGTTGGGATTTGCGGGGGGCGGAGCGGCGCTTCTGGCTCGCCTGCCGCGTCCTCGTTTGGCGTTTCTCGCCGCCCATCCGCCAGTAGCGTCCTTCCTAGCATCGTTGGGATTTGCGGGGGGCGGACGAGAAACGCCTGCTCTGCGGCAGGGCGGCGCAACCGCCAACGGACTGTCGCGCCCGGGCCGCGCTACGCGCGATAGCAAGCCAACCACTCCGACACAGCCAACCCAGCTTGTACCGGCAACACCACTCGCAAACCTGCTGCCCTTAAGCCCGCCACTGAGACAGAGCCAGCAAACCCGTCATACTTCAGCCAACGCTTAGGCGGCGGCGGGGAGCGATAGCAAGCCAGCCACTACGACACAGCCAACCCAGCTTATACCCGCAACACCACTCGCAAACCTGCTGCCCTCAAGCCCGCCACTGAGACAGAGCCAGCAGACCCGTCATACTCCAGCCCGCGCGGAAAGGCGGCGGCGGGGACGGGAAGGCGAAAAACACCAGGCGGGGGGCGGGGCGCCACCGCGCCCCGTCCGGCGGATCGCGCATCTCGTTTCGCAAACAGCGCGAAAACTCGATTCGCAACCGCCGGCAGACCCCCCGGTTTTTCGCCTTCCCTCTGGGCGCGGGGGGCGCGCTGTGGTCGCGCGGCTGAAAAACGCCGCGCCCGTCATTCCCCGCGCCCTGCCCCGCCGCCGCCTATGCGCGCCTTCGCGCTTCGCTTGTCGGCGCGCCCGCGCTATCCCGACGCCCGGAAGCGTACGGTTGAGAGAGAGAGAAGATAGACGGACGAGTTGTCGGCGGATACGAAAGGTCTGCGACCGAATCCATTTTCCGCGAACAGGTAAGACTTGCCCGCCGACAACTCGTCCGTTCTCAAAAACGCTCCGTTGTTGCGCTTTCTGCGAGCGGGCGAGTTGGCTACCAGAAAACCTTGCTCGCCCAGAGAATCCGGGTTCACAAGCTCACTGCATTTTTTTTGCCCTACGTACCCCACCCTAGAACATATTTTCTAAGGCGAATAAAGATTCGCTGCCAAATCCACTTGCGTCTTAAGTCTTAATAAATACACTACAGAAAAAGCACAAACCGCCGAGCAAGCTCGGCGGTTCGGCGAATTCAGCTCGACCAGCACAAATTCACACTTTAGGATAACACGTTGACGCCGTCTAAGCAAGCAATATCAACACCTTTAGAGAAACTCGACTTTCGTGTGCTGCTCGACAAGCCAATGCGCCGGGAAAAATACGTCGAAGGCAACCGCAATCCATTCATCGCAGCCTGGACATACTACGCGCTGATTCCGCATCGATACTCCACTGCCGACAACCTGCGCGACATCCACGCCGCCGCCAAATCCGCCAAAGAAGCCAAATACATCCGTCGCCGGACGGAGCAGATCGTCAAACAGCGCCGCGCCGAAGCCTTCCACGCCGCTAACTACATACTGCGCAACCACAGCGACGAAGACTGGCATCCAACCGCCGGGCGGGTCCTGGGCGCGATACTGCTGTACATGTACGTCAACGGCTACTGTAGCGCCAAGCAGGAAAACATCGGACGGGCCGCCGGGCTGTCGCGCGAGCAGACCAACGTCTGGGTCGGACGCCTCAGAGAGGCCGGAGTGATCGAACGCGTAAGCTTCGACTGGCGCGGCTGCTTTGTATGGCGCGGCCGCCAGTACGACAAATGGTGCCACGTCTACCAGCTGGCCGCATTCCCAGGCGTGCAGTGGCTGGCATGGTATCGCGCCCTGCCAAACCGCAAAAACAGCACCTTGCGGGATAGTGTGAAGCCCAAACCCGAAAGACACCCCATCCACGACTTTTTCAAGCTGCCTAAACCCCCAGGATTCCGGATCCCGCCGGCAAAACCCCCATAACAGGCATAATTTGACCCCTGCTCGCCATTGTGCTACACTGTACAGTATCGCCCACCACAGCGGCGTACAGTTCAACATACGGAGAAATTAATATGACCGACCAAGTCCTAAGTAAAAAAGTCCAGCAGGCCCGCGCGCTCGCCGACACCGGTGCGCCTCTACCAGAAGTCGTTCTGCGACAGACGATGACCGCCATCGTATGGCCCGCATTCAACCGCTACGCCCGCTTTAACGAGTCCCAAAAATGGAAACACTACGAAGACTTTGTGCGCTTGTGTTCCGCAGTCGACGCGCTCCAATCGAACTACGAAGCGACGCCACAAGACCCCGCGAACCTATCCCAGATAGGCGCAGAGTAAATAAAAACAGCCCCTTTCGGGGCTGCCTTTACTTCTGCGGCGCACGAGCGCGCCCGTCAATCCAAATGACCGGACAAACCCTGTAACTCCACCAATTGCGCTGTCGTGGCCCCCGTCACTTCAAAGAGCAGCTGGCCGCCGGTGTTCCGCACATCGAACTTGAGATCGTATTCTTCACATTTTTCCTTCACGGCGCCGATGCAGGTATCCATAACCGGAAACGACCAGGACAGCAGCCCAAATTCCAATTCAGTCATGATCAACACCCTGCGCTATCATATGGCGCATCTTGCCGCGCACGCCGCCGAAAATCGCCTCATAATCCTGTCCTTCGGCAGCGCACAATCTCTTAAAGAAATCGTCTACTTTCCGAAGGAACTCTGCAGGATGCTCATCGTCATTCCGCACATCCTCGAATAGACACCGCGCCTCATCTCTGTATTCTGGTGGCAACAACTCAATCATCTGCTCAATCACGAGCCACCCCCTTCATACACTTTGTACTACGAAATCACGCCGAAAAACCTCGAATTTCGCGAATTATCCATAAATTCCTACACGTTGTCGGAAAGACTATCAAACCCGCTTTCCGCGCCCTGCTCGACCTTCTCAAGAAAATCAGCGTCAAGCCCTCGAAATGTCGCTATCAAATTGGCTCCCTTGACCTCGAGCTGCATTTGGTCGCACCGCGACACCCCCAACGCCAAGAGCGCGACCAACTGTATCCGAATCTTCTCTCGATCCACCTCTAACTGCCGAACGTCTTTAGGCACAGAGCCGCTCCCCATACAAGTTCTCGATAATGTCCGCATACCTTACTACGTTCTCCGGCCACTGCTTCTCAGGATGCTTGTCGTACCAGGTCACATTGCCGGGACCCATCACATAGCCCGCGAGACCCCGCCGTAGATACTCCATATTCAGCCAGTCAATGTCATCTGGAGACGACCAGCCCGCGCGAATGTGGCTCAGGTAGAAAGTATCCTGTATCAGAACGTGCGTGCCTACTTCGATATTGATACCCGGGTCCTTCAAATCCACGTCAGGATGATACTTCTGCACCACCTGGAGAAGACCTACCGCGCCCGCGCTGGACACAATATCCGGCTGCCCGCCCGATTCTTCCTGAATCTGCGCTACCACCAAGTCCGGTGGCAGCCCGCTGCCATGCTCTAGCGCCAACTCGCACAACTGGTCGATCGTCAGCGCGTCATGCGCCCATACACTGCTTGCCGCGAACAACAGCGCCAACGCAACCGCTATCAATCTGCCGCGCTTAGCCATCGTCGCCATCCTTGCCGGCCAGCGCCGACTCAATGTACTCGGGCAGCGCGTCAACCAGCGCCGACACCTTGGCATGATCAGGATGCTGGGCATCCATCACGATATTCTTGAATACCGCGAACTGCGAGCGCAAGCCGTCCAGCGCTTCCAGCCGCGTCTGCGCCTTGCTTTTACGCGCCATCATGCCCCCTGTGCGTCTCAACAGCGTCGCTCGCCGCCCCGCCACCGATAAGCGCGAGAATCGTAGCCACAAACACGCCCTGAGTCTGCTCATTGATGACGTCAGATCCAAAGACCTCATGCAGCACGATACCCGCCAGAGTGAATACAGCCGTCCAAAACGACCGCATATGAACCAACTTGCCGATTCCAGTCATGCTATGTCCCTTCACCAAAGGGGGCGCCGAAGCGCCCCGGTATCTCAGTCTTGCAAATGCGGATGACCATCCAGCGTATCGCGAATGGCTTGCGCCGCGGCCTTCGCGCCCTCGACGCCCTCTTGATCATGCGCGTGATTGATGAGCGCGGCAATGGCAGCCGCTATCAAACCAGCCAACATAATGAACCTCCATAAAATTTGCCAATCGATGCTGCAATTATAACAAAAAAACAACTACATCATACCAAGCGGTTGAATCAAAAGGCGCAGATCCGAGACAGTCCCAGCCCCGCCGATCCCGCCGACCTGCGTGCTGTATTGACCCTGCCGAGCGCTGAACGTCAAATCACTATCGCTAGGCAGCACAAGCGACATATGCCACACCGCCGAGTCTTCGCCCGTCGTGCCACGAAAGTACACCGGCGCCGTATCGCCACCCACGCGCGGACCGGTAACGCTGAACTGCGGATTGAAACGCTCGCCCGTCGCGTCTACATCACCCATGAAGGTCAACAGATACGAGCCAGCCTTGAGTCGAATCCCGCTGCCAGGACGACCGCCGCCCGCCGACAGCGCCAGCACCAGCGTTCCCACAGACGAGACCGATGTATTCACCAGCACATTCACCGTATTCGCATTGGCTCCGATGCTGACATCCTGCAAGCCGATCATCTCCGGCGACGCGCCACCGCTCGGCGCAGCTGACGCTACCCAGTTTGAACCGTCCCACTTCGCAAAATCACCAATCGTGGGATTCTCAGGCAAAAGCCTGCCACGCGTGCGCTCTACCTCAGCATTCACAAGCTCAGACGCAACGCGGCGGATGAAAGGATCAGCAGACCCATCATCAGCATGAAAATTCACATTAGATATCGCAACCGACCCGTGATACCGCCCTTTGGTGGCAACGCGGATTGCCCATCTCAAGGTTATAGCGGCCGTTTCCGCAGATACATCGAATGTAAGATGACTAGCTCTGTAATCCTGCAACGGCTGACGGTCGATAATTCTGCCGTCCCCAGTCATACGCAGAATCAATTCCACTTCAGTCGGTGGCTGCCCCGAGCGCGACGCGTCAGTCATATCATAGTCAATCCGAATCTGCGCGTTCGGCTCGGCAACCTGAGTTTCAGTAACGGTGAACGTGCCGGTGCTGGCAATTGTTTCCCCGCCAGGCACATTATTCACGTCAAAATTGATAGTCGCCGCAGCGCCCGATATCGGAGTCAATACATCCGAGTCGAAAAGGAACGGGCGCATTTTGAAAAAAGGTATACCCTCGCCGTTGTTGATAACCGCCCACGCCGCCGGGACCAATAGCGACTCATCATAGAGAAAAACCCAAGTATCGCCTTCATAGCGATAATAACTCACCAAAAAATCGATGTCCGAATAGATCGCAGCGATGTCATTATTGCGCTCGCCCGCCACTGTCTCCGTCAAATAGGTCACATAATCCCCGGCCCGACTCGGACGGTCAAATATGCCACGAAAGACGCCTAAGCCCGCGCCGGGCGCGATGTCAGGCAATCTCCGGTAAACCAAGCCGTTTTCAGTAGGCGCGACATACTCTCGCGTATCCCTATCCCCCGAAACCGCCTCGCTGATAGCCGCGAACATGGACAGATTATTGAGTTCCCCATCCCAGCGATAATGCCGCACAGTCGCCGTCACCTGCGTCAGAATAACAGCGCCCAGATTAAGACCGCTGAACTCACGGCCGCCCGCGTCCGGGTGAATGCGCTGATAATAAGCGAACGAGTTGTCGGAAAATTGCAGCGTCCAGCCCGACGCCCCTACCACTTCGTCATCATCAGTCGCCGGGTAATCAATCATAACCCGCGTGTTCGTCAAATCCCGACCAACAGCAACACGCAAAAATATCCGGTAATTGTCATTGCTAGAAACTGTGACACTGGACGCGTAGCTGAAGCCGCGAATCACGTCCTGAGTAAACGAGTCATCCGGGCTGTAGACACCGATGAAGACCGCCGCGCCATTCACATCCGCATTGTCAGCCCAGACCGCGACCTTGTCAGTCCCAATCTCGCTGGTGACCGCTTCCAGCCCGTCCAGCCGCCGCTCATTGTCCGAATTGTCAAAGGGAATGATGCCTTGCTGAATTATCGGGCGCGCGCGCTGCATTTCAACAACAAACGGACGCAGAGTCCCCGCTTGCGCCATCAAAAAGCGCGTCGTATCACTAATCGGTTCCCCGTCATCACTATTATCGATGACCTCAGGTTGCTCTGTCACGTATACCACCTAACGCAAATCTGATCATACCGCTCGTCACGACTGGCAGAGCCGCCCCACAGGCCCAAAACGCCGCCCGTGCCCTTGAATACATACCCGCCTACAACATGCTGCTCAAGATAACCCTGCGCTCGAAACGGCCAGCGCTCCGCCGCCGGTACAGTCACTCCGGCCTCGTACTCCGGGAACATTTTCCAAATCGCGTAATCTATTAAAGGCACCGCCGTCCAAGACGAAAAATTCTCTATCCGCACCCCGATATAAATAAGTTTGGTATTTGCCGGCGGTGTCAAATTCGTCAACACTTGCTGACCGCGCGATGAAGTGCCGAAATTTACATCCCGCAGCATGGCGTCGCTGAACCCGCCCACCTCAAGCGTCCCCACGCGCTGACTCAGCGCCGCCGCGTCCGCTCGAAGCGCAATCTGGTTGTCGCGCACGTAACGATTCAAATTCGCCGCGTTCAGTCTGTCTTCAGTGTCTACCCAGGTCTTGGGACTTTCCCATGCCATAGCTATCTCACATCCACATAGCGCATCAATTCATATTCTACTGTCACTGTCGCCGGATCCCCAAGCCCGCGAGCGCCAACGATCCAGTACAGTTCCGCGCCGCCGGTGATACCTTCTCTGTCTAGCGCGTCCGTCCTCAACAGGCCGCCTAATTCGCCACCCCAGACATCCGCATATCGCCGCCCGTCTAGGCGCACTGTCGCGACCTCTGGCCCGCCTTCAGCGCCGACCACGCTCCAATACTCAAGCGCGTCGTTCAAGCCCGCTTCGCCACCCCCCACGCCCACCAGCTCCACGCTCGCGCCGCCGTAGCGGCCGGTTACGCGATCCCCATAGGCCCCACCTTGGTAAACGCGCAAATTGCCCGTCACTTCCAGCCAGTCCACTTGCGCCGCCGCCCCCGTTGAATTGAAGACTTCAAGCAGCAGATCGCCCGCCACTGACGACGCCAGCGCGCTTACGCCCGCTGTCTGCGCCATCTCTACCACCAGCGCCCCCGTCGCTTCCGCCGGGCGACCTCTATCGCGCACCACCACGCGCCAGCTTGACGCGCCCGGCGGCGCTATCAAATCCTCTTGACGATAAATCAAGCCTTCGGATGCCTGCACATCCGGCAGCCGCCCCACAAATTGCGCCGCCGCCGCGCTGCCGACGCGCCACTCGTACTCGTAGCGACCAAACCGGGCGCCGGTGACTTCCATTGCCGCCCCGCTTGGCGCTGCGCTTTCCGCCCGCGCCTGGAAAGCTATATCACTCTCGCCGCCACTGTACAGAAACCCGCGCTCGATGCTCGCCAAGACAGACAATTCATCCAAATAACGCCCATATTCGTAATTCTCTATCGCATATTCCACAGCCGTTAAACGATCAATCACCGTCGCCGCGTCGCCCACTACTTCCGGCTGCGGCGGACCAACCAACAGACCGTCGCCCACCGTATCGCTATCGCCCACACGTCCATAGGCATACGTGACCCCCGTTTCTGGCCCGGTAATCCAGTACAACGGCCGCTCCGATGACACCCACTCTAGCGGGCGATCCCCGCTTATCCAAAACAATCGTCGCGCCGGGTCGAGATCATGCGCCGCTTCCAACACCGCCGCCGATGGCACTCGCGCCCCTGGAAGACCCGCCGCCGCTTCACTCACTATCCGGCGCAGCCCGTCACTCGCTCCCAATCCAACCACATCCGGTGTCCGACCCCGCCACGCCATGAACTGCAACCATGTTCGCGCCTGCACGACAACGCGCCCGAAAGCGCTACCCCGCGCCTCGATGATGAATCCCCGAAAGACAACATGCTCGCCCGCGCGTCCTTCGATCAAACGCCCGACGCGCCACCACGACGCCCTTGCGCGACCGCGCCGCAGAAGAAATTCCGCCCGTCCTTCGCTTTCCGCCCGACTGAACCTGTCAACAGCGCGAGAAGTTTCCCAGCTCACAATTTCATCTGTGATATCCAAAGTGACGCTGACATCAAAATCATCGTCAGTATCCAGATAAAATCGAATCACGACGCTTCAATCCTGATAAGCAAATTCAAGTCAATCACGAGGCCTAGATAGCGCAACTGACTGCCATCCAATACCCCCGCCTTGCGCAACCTGCCGGACATCGGACGCGCCAGATTATCATCGAGAAGCAAATCTGAGGCCAACATATCCATAAGCCGCTGTATCCACATAGGCAGGGAAGCCACCGCGCCCGGCTGCCCGCGACCGCGATATGGTTCGATCACCAACGTCGCCACTACGCCCATCTGCAGCGTCGCCGCCCCCGCGTCATAATCTTCCGGCTCAAACTCCCATCCTTCAGAACTGGCGAAGGAATAAAAGATGAGCGCTTCGGTCGCCAAATCCGGTTTGCTCGCGCCAAGACTGTAATGCTGCTCGGCCGCCACGCCTTCACAGCGCAGCGCCGCAAGTCTGCTCAATGCTCCCGACACGCTCACCGCGCCCTCCTATGACCGCTCAACAAAAATCCGACCAGACCGCTCCCGATGTCCAACGTAGCATCAGACGCTTCACCGCCAGACCCCACGCGATAACCTTCCGTGAACACGCCCATCGCGACGATCATGACCGCCTCTGCTACCTCTGACGGTGGCTCCGTCCCCTGTCCCCAGATACCCCTTATGGATACTTCATCCCAATCGCCATTCACGCGAAACAAGTCCCAGGGGCCCGTCCCTGTCCTGCTGTACCGCACCAGCAACACGTCGTCATCCCTCGGTGTTCGCTCAGTGCCGCCCCTGCTGACCGTTAAATCCGTGTAACTCAACAAGCCCGGATCAGAGACGTCAAAGACGGACTTCCGGCCGCTATAATACGAACGCTGAAACAAGCGCGCCTCACTGTCTACCAGGCCCCAGCGATAACCGCAATACGACTCCACAGCCCCCCGCGCCACATTCAGGGAATGCTGCAGAAGATCGTCTTGCGCCGTGCCGGTGATGGCAAGACGCGCTTTTATCTCAGTCAGCGTGGGATATGCCATTTTCGACCCCAGACAACCGGTTCAATTTCGCTTAAAAAAGGACACAGGGCATCTCAGTACCCCCTAAACTGTCGAGTTGTAGCCCATTGCCGCCGCGCCTGGCTCCATCAAATTCACGTCCGCTCGCAGCGACGCCGTGATGAAACGACCATCAACGCCGGGCTGACGCCCTTGCTCGATCATGGGCATACGTCGCATACCAATCATGATGGCATTGCGATTCGCTACCACCCAGGCGCCCTTGCTATTCTCCGACGCTGTATCATCTACGCGCCCATTGGCGTCCGTCTGCGGAAATTCCTCAGTGATGATTACAGGGACCGAACGCCAGAAGCCCAACTGACCGCTCAACAAGGTTGCTTGCGAGCCGACCTTGTCCAATCCTTCATAGGCATCCAGCGCGTCCAGCTTGTAACCCACCTCTGGTGGACCGATGCAGACCAAATTACCAATATCCCGACCAATAATGCCGCGATTGCCCATCGTCGCCATCACGCCCAAGATAGAATCGTCCGCGATGTCGGCGACGGCAACTTGATCAGCGGCCGCAATCTTCTTACGGATGCCGTCAAAGGTCAAAATCCGCTTAGTCTCAATCGCAGAATTCGGATTCGTGCCATAGAAACTGATATTGGTGGCGTTCGCGTCCATATCGCCATTCAGAATAACGAAATCGAAGGCATGCGCCATCTCTTCCACGTAAACCCGCGCCGCGGCCTCCGCCCAGGCAACGGTCGAATCCTCTACCAATTCCTCACTGTACAACGTAATCGCCGACAGCTTGCCCGCCGTGAACGTCACCTTGTCCGTGCCAATTTGCGAGTAATCGATATTCGAATTTGCTATATTGAAATTCGTGGAATCCTGCAACTCGGCCCCGCGCACGAAGGTCGGCCCGCTGGTAATCTTCGGATAATCAAAGGGCTGGCTAGGCATCCTGAAAGTTCGGAACAATGGCGCGACCATCGATTCCAGGCGCATGAAGTAATACAAAGACGACGAGAGCAAGGTCGGAACAAGTTCATCCCCTTTATTCGCCAGCGTCGACATCATCGCTTCATCCGCCCGCAAATTCGGTATGGCATTATTCCAATTCCGGTACGTCTGATAATCGATCGCTCGCATCGGAATCACTTCGAGAAACCCTTGCGACGTCGGTATCCACTCTTGCTCAACCTCTTTGTCCTTCTTCCACTGATCCTCAACCTTGTAGGCCAGCGCCCGAAAATACTTGTCGTCAAATTCCGCCATCGTATCATTGCTTCTGCTGCGAAACGCCGCCTTGCCCTCATAGTGCATCGCCATGCCCAGCAACGACACCTGGTCATATGGACTCGCGACGCGAATCACCGGGTCCTGCTGATTAACTGGCGATTTCGCGCCTTCCTTCGGAAGCGCCCGCGCCGGCTTCTCGCCTTCCGGCACTATGCCTAATTCTTCCAGCATGGCGCGCATTTCCTCTTTGCGCTTCTCTTTGTCCCGTTCCGCCTGCCACGCGCGGAACTCCGCCATTTCATCCGTCGCGCCGCCTTGCGCGCCCTGCTGCTGCGCTTGCTGCGCTTCCTGCTGCTGGCCCTGCTGCGCTTCCTGCTGCCCTTCATGCTGCGCTTCCTGCTGCCCTTCATGCTGCGCTTCCTGCTGCCCTTCCTGTTGTGCTGTCTCCATGAAACTCGCTCCCGTCCAAACACTTCGTAAATACTGACCGCCCCCGCGCACACCAACGCCCGCGCGAACATAATCCGCCTTCGTCAGACCATGCCGCGCTACCACGACGCGATGATGGGCGATGCTGCCTTCAACAATTGGCCAACGCGCGATATAGCCATCCATCCGCGCCGGTGACGCCACGCCAGCCATGCTGCCACTGCTCCATGCCGCTTGTCCACTGTCGACAAGCGCATAAATCGGACTGTCGCGGCGCGTGATTTGTCCGCGCACATGCAGCCCATCAGCTTCAATCCCGAAATCTCGCAAACGCCCGTGCTGCTTGAGATCTTTCACGCCGTGCAAATACAACAACGCATGCGGGGCGTACAGATCCAAGGCGAAATCAGTATCCGCGTCCCACCAGGTCCCAAAGCCGTCATCATCCGGCCCGGCGAACGGAACGAGAGTGCCTTCAACGAAATCACCCGTCCGTGTAATTATTGACATTGCTCTAGCCCCCCACATCTGGGGCTTCGCCCCAGACCCCACAAACTTTTTGAAAAAAGTTTGACAAAAACTTTTGATCGCGCGCCGCGCCGCCGCCTGCCCTACGCCCACCACACCCTGCGGCGGCGCTGCCCTTCGGGCGCGGCGCGCGCTTACTGGTAAAAAACGCGCTATGAATCAAGACCATACAAACATGAAACCGATTCCGATGAATCCCATCGCCCAAACCCTTTAATCCCGTCGCCCAAACCCTGCTCTTCCGACCAGCGCTCATACTCTACCGCTCGATAACCGCAATACTTCGAAGGACTGACGCCGTTTGTCTCCAAATACTTGCGCTGATCCATAGATAAACGAGACCATGCGCAATCCGCCTCAAGAACAATTCGCAACCTGCATCTAGCGCACAGAGTCTGTGACATTACGCACCCCCTGGCGAGCGAAGACATCCCCGCCGGCTATAGGACCAAGACCGAGATACGACGAACGAACCTCATTTATGGTCATGAACGGACTGACAGCTTGCAGCTTCTTCGACTCCCGTTCCCAATCCGTCGCCCGGACATCCTCAAAATCTACGCGCAGACCCCGCGACGCCGGCCAAAACTGCAATACCGTATTCAAGGCGCTTGCCGTACGCCGGTGCCGAGTCCAGGCGCTTTCCCGTACCAACGCTTCCGCCACCCGCGCATGCGCTTCTGTCGACGCTTCAGAGACCGCCCCGACATGAAATCCCAAAGCATCGAAGGCCGCTTGACGAGTCAGCAGCCGCCCCTTCTCAAAATCCATATCGCGCTGCTTTGCGCCCGCCTCATTCCAAACCGCGCTGCCAGCATTTGCGCGTATGACCGCCAACCGCCGACCGGCATCCGCGCTTTCGTGGAATTCCGTCTCGATTAACTTGGCTTGCTTGCTATCCACCTCACCCGCATCGACGATGATAATGCCGCTTGGCGCACCCGTCCGAAAGAATTCCTGCTGAAACTTGGTCATATACCGATCCGTATTCGCCACATTCCGCAGCTTGTCTATCGCGGACAGACCCCAAAACGCGCCGCTGGCCACCACATTCGCCCGCTTGAAATGCGTCACTTGCTCAGGCGATATCCGATACTCAACACCGCCGACATTATAGATATACCACTGCTCGCCATCGATGACCCGTATCGTCAGCGTCCGCAAATCGAGCTGATATACTTCGTCAGGAGCGCCGCCACCCCGCGACACCCAATACCAGACATCATTGCCGAATATGTCCATACGGCGGAAATGCGACTCCAAAAACTCAAAGCTATCCTGATGGCGATTCGCCTGGCCGTAAGTCCCTAGCAATCCCAACAGCGGATGCTCCGGGCGCAGACCAAAGCCTTCAGATTCGCGCACGACCATCGGTACCGAGACGCACATCTCAGCGACGCGATCGATCGCCGTGGAAAACCACTCTCGATACGCATAGGTCGCCAGATAATCCGTGAAATCAGGATTCGCGACCCACATCCACTCCGGCGCGTCATGAATGTCTGCTACCCGACGACCGCTGCCGCTTTCTACGGTGCGCTCGCCGCCAGCGCGAAAAAGCGCCCGGAACCGATCAATCACTCCCATTGCGATCCTCTAAATCCTCCCGCAAGCGACTCAGCTCCGATTTCATATCTGACGTAACCCGTATGAGCGTCGCCAACTCCTGCCGCAGAAATTCCACCTGCGCTACCACTAACTCAAATTTATCGACCTCTACCGGCTTACTCCGCGGATCTTCCTGCCCCCACCAATCAGGAAACCACTTATCACTCACGACGCCCCCCCACCCATAAAGAATTCAAATTCGCGTGGTACGCCCACCCAATGCGCCGCCACTGCCGCCGCGTCCACACAGTCATCAAAGCGACCCTGGGGAAACAAGCCTAACTCGCTCACAAAATAATCATTCTCTTTACTTGGCGTCGCCACAAAGCGATCGTTCGCGACAAGGGTCGAGACCGGTATCGCCTTCTGCACCTTGTCGCCCTTCATGCTCACTTCCTTAAGCCGCCCCGCGCCAACTTCGCGACCTAAATCCTTCAGCATTAAGAGTTCCAAGACCTCTTTGGGGAAGACAATCTTATCATCCGGATATTTCTCAGAAATCTCCAAAAGACGCCGCCGCACCGCCGCGAATGTTTCCCGCTCCCGATAATTCTGCAGCAAAAATAAACGATCCTTGTCATACTTCCACCGCGCCAACACTGTATAATCCGCCGTTTCCAGCCGTGACGTCGCCAGATCGCAGGTCCAGAACGCCGACTCGCCTGGCTCCGCGTCAATCCACTCCACACGAGAGACATCGAACATCAAATCATCCGCGCCGCGCGGATTATTCTGATACAAGGCCTGAAAATACCGATCGTTCAGCGCTTTTATCGCCAATAAATTCGCGCGATCAAACCGACCTGGCCACAATGCTTGTCCCGGCTCGCGTCCAAGCAGATCCCCATCTTCCGCCAGCGCCGGCAAGACAATTTGCCGCCACTGGTCGCTATCTTTTGCATCCAACAGCCGCCCCGCCAAATCCAGCATATGCCAGCGCGTCATAATAAAGACGATCGACGCCCCTGGACTTAACCTTGTTCTCGCCGCCGTTACATACCAATCGTAAATCTGGTCGAGCGTCGTCAGACTTTCCGCGTCGCCCTCTTTATGCGGGTCATCTATCACCATGAAATCCGCGCCGTGTCCGGTGATGCCGCCCTGGACGCCAAGAGACTTGAGACCACCGCCCGCCGTCGTCTTCCAATCAAGCAATTTCGCCCGCTCAGGATCGAGACCTACATGCGGGAAGACATGACGATACAGACGATCATCACGCACCATAGCCCGGATCCGCCGACTGAATTCCGCCGCCAGCTCGCTGCCGTAGCACAACAATACGACCTGCTTCCAAGGCCAGCACCCAATATGCCAGGCGATGGTCCGAATCGTGCCGGTTTCGCTCTTTCCATGGCGCGGCGGCATGCCAATATATAAGCGCCCGTCAGGGCGCTCAATTTCTTGCTGTATCGCAGACATCATCAAGTCATGATGCGGCTGCAAATCATATTCAGGCATTGTGTACAGAACGAAGGACTTAAGACTTGTCCGCGCTGATGTCCGCAGGGCGCGAGACAACAAATCCGCGCGACTGTAAATATCTGAGGGCCAGTGATTCAAGACCGTCATGTTCGCCTTCTGCAATGTCATCGTCACCCGCTACCGCTGGCATGCCGATTAAGGTCTCTATCGCCCGGCATTGCGCCGAGCCGCCGTTCCCAAACGCGATCTCTACTAAACGCACCCGCAAAGCCGCTTCTAATTTAGTAAAATCTTGCGCAAGCGCCTCAAAATCATCCCATGTTTCCGGTTTTTGCAAATTTTCCCCCAGATTTTACGAGGGGCCAGCCCATCGCGCAAGCTCAAAAAACCAACATTCTAGCAACAACGCCCTACTGCCATCTACAGCAATAGCATCTGACCAGCCGCCTCACCTGCTTCACGCTCACGACGAGCAGCATTCACACGCCGATTGATCACGTGCGCTCGCATGTCCTCTTTCAAGTGACACCGTTGACACAGCGCCACCAAGTTGGCACGACGACAATCCTCTGGCAGATGATTGAGATGGTGTACACTCAAGACCACCTTGCTTCCCGTCACAGGATGAGCTTCGCCCAGGCCAGCATCACACCACTGACAGCGAAAGCCAGCTTCACGCCGAACGCGCAAGCTGATCTCTTTCCAGTTGCGCGGATACAGCTTGCGCCTCTCAGGACTGATTGGCATCATCCACCCACCACTTAACAGACTGCTCATTCTCGGGGCATTCAGCGCAACACCAGATACAGACCTGACACTCGTAGCACCAGCCAACGCCACGAATCACTACCTCACGACACCAGGGACAATACTTAGGACAATACTCAGGCATGCCACCAAACTATCACAAACCTTTAGAAACTGCAAATGCCCGGGCGCTTCTGTCCGTTGGCGGTGTCGCCCTTCGGCTCGCTTCGCGCCGCCCGCCCATCCGCCAGTAGCGTCCTTCCTGAGATGATGGCGCCGTCCGGCGCCGTTGGGATTTGCGGGGGGCGGAGC